AACCTTTGTTTTAATAACTTTCATATTGTAAAGAGTAATTAACTGCTTTTTGAATGCAAGTGTTGCTGTGTTGTGTGAACCGTATTTAATCATTTCCTCATTCTCCTTATTTGATGTTTTACCGCCGAGCTGTGCAGTTACTTCGTCTGCAAGATTGCCAAGCCTGTTATAAAGCCAGTCGCCCGGGCAAGATTTATTCGCAAACCACCTATGTACAGTCAATACCATTTCATTTGACTTTGGTGAATAATTTAGCGTCTTGTCCTCATTTCCAAACCAAAGCAGTTTAGTTTTGCCGTTACGCTTGCAGATGTCAACGCATAGTGCAATAAGTTTGTTGTACACTTTACTGTTCATCGTGTACGGAGCTACCGTGTCGCTTGCACATTCGATTGTGACTGCCCTCTGGTCATTTGCATTTGATGAACTACACCAAGAGCGGTTTCCTTCGTCAACACAAAGCAACACTCTGCCGTCATAGCCGATTCCGTAGTTACAGCTTGCCTCACAGGCTGTATTCATAAAGATGTTGCCGAGGGTTTCGACACTGCACTGACCTACAACACAGTGCGGAGTAATGCGGTCAATACTGTGTGTGCGTTTACCACTGTGGTTTGGGCTTAATTTTGTGTAATTAACAAGTTTTGAATTACTCATAATTATTCCTCGCTTTCTGCGTATAATTTTTTCAAGTCGATATTTTCCATAACTGCCCTTGCTTCAAGTACGGCTCTGTAATCGTTCATTGCTTTAATTTGCAAGTCATATGTACTGCGTGGGCAAGTCGGAATAAAATTCAGATTCCCTTTATCCTAGTTATCAAGCATTTTCTTTAAGCCATCGTGGCGGATTGATAACTGCTGATATTCAGCGATAAACCTTTCTTTGTAATCTTCGCTTAACATTTTGTCAACAGTATTAGATAAAACCATAATTATTCCTCGCTTTCATCTGTTTTTACTTCGACTGTTGTCTTTAATCTCTTGACGACTGATACCAAAAATTTCGGCAATGGAATACCAATTTCAGAGAGGTTTTCTAAAATTGAAATCAACTCGTTGATGATAAACCAAATCGTAACAATCATGCCGATACAGTAGTTAATCCGCAGGTCGATTCCACAGTTGACAAGTGCCGAGCTGATGAGATAGTCGGCAACAATACCGACCGCTACGGCTACGATATAGCCTACCTTTTTGATAATGCCTGTTACACCGACACGGCTGTTAAGCGTGTGGCTGATGTATGCCTGTGCCATTCCTGTGATGTAGTCGATAATCATTACCGCAATCATCACCGCAAACGGCACAAGCAAGATGTTAAGATATGCGACAATAGCACCGCATACCGTGGCAAATAATGCCTGTAAAATGTTTTCTTTCATTGCTTACACCTCGCTTTCTTCTATCATCGGCTCATCAACGGTTGGAGTGTCGCCCCACACCGCCATGACAGCGTTATAGTATTCATCCGACAGCACCGTTTTGAGCTGTTCTCTGCCCGATTTGCTGTTCATATATGCATTGCGGATGTTTCCGCCTACCTGCATTTCTTCACCGTTAAAGGTCAAAAACTGCTGTCTGAGTACCGACACGCTGTCCTTCGTGAGCATATCGAGTGTGATTTTTTCTTTAAGTTCCATTTTTCATACCTCCGTTATTTTTATATTTTGTAAATCAAAGAAAAGTTTACCTGCTCATCAGCGACGAAATTATAAGCCTGTTTATTGAGCGGAGTAAACTGCAACCAAGCCGATTTATTTACACTTCCTCTGAACATTCCGCCGTTTTTGCTTATGCCTATATCATGAACAATCACATCCGATTTGTTTGAGAAAGGCATATTGAGCAAAGCTATTGTAGATGTTCCGCCTAAAGTTGTTGCGTTCATAATGACGGTGACATTTACAATAACGATATCGCCAATTCTTTCATAAAGGCAAGTTGCAGATTTTATTTTATCAATCTGAGTAGAGTACGGAGTAAGAGTAGCTGTGCCGAGTTCGATATTTGACGAATCGTATTTTGAGCCGATGCTCATATCCATACGGGCTAATCTTTCGTTAAGGGTTTTGTTGTCAGCTTTTGCGTTAAGCAGAATGTCAACCTCATCCGACGAGTAGCTGTCGGCACTATCCCAGTAGTTATCGGTAAGATACTTGATACTCGGATAATTTTGAGTATAGTCGGTAATCTGAGAGGAATCACTTACCTTGTTTGAGTTGTCCTCTTTTTTTGAAATGTCGGACTGTTCAATTAACTTTTTGGTTTTGTCAATTTCAGTTCGGCAAAGCTTTGTTTCGTCAAGAAGCTTTTGCGTTTCTTCACGAAGCTTCAGCGTTTCTGAGTTCGGATTAAGGTACTCTTTGTCCTCAATCGGAATACTCTCGTCTGCATAAAGCGTGACGATCTGAGTTTGGAAAACATAGCCGTTTTCGCCTCTGCCTTCAAGCTGAAGTTCAAAATAGCCGTGCATGAAAATGTCATTTTTTCTGACCTTCCACACAAGTTTTGTGCCTGTTTCATCAATTGCGGTGCTGTCGGGAATTACCGAATTTACACTGCCGTCGGCAAAACGCAGATGAATGAAGTAGTCAACCGTAATGTCGCACATTCCCCGAATTAAAAATTCCTGTGTTTCGGCAAGATTTTCACCCGTGATGCCGACGCAGTTTGCACCGTCAAAAGTTTTTGGTTTTCGTTTGTCATAGATAATCAT